CCGATCCAGGACCGGAGAACAAACTACCGGCTCCCAACGATGTTCGGAAGGTGTCTGATCGCAATCAACTTCTCCCTGGCGGGCTGTATAAGTTGAACCCGCTTGGTGGCACATTCAAGAACCGAGCCGAGCCGACCGGGCAGTGGAACAAGCTTGAAATCGTCTTCTGTCCACCAAAACCTGACGCGAAGGCCCCGACTGACCCGGCCAAAGCTAGTGCGGCCCAAATCGAGGTCAAACTTAATGGTGCCACGGTTTATTTGGGCCCGATTCTTGGAGCGGACGGCATGCCCGCCAAGGGGACCGGTGGGCGGTTCGAGCAGGGAAGGGACAAAGACTTGGAGTACATCGAAAGTGGGCCGATCTATCTCCAGAGTCACTGGGGAAGTCAGGTCGAGTTTCGCGATCCATTTATCCAAGCCCTGGAAAAGTGTCCTTTCGAGAAGAAGTGATATAATACAGGGGTGGACCTGCGATTCGGGAGAGTGTCCCATGCTAAAGTTCAAATGGCTCTGGCCAGTCCTTTTCATCGTGGGCGGTTTGGTACTGATTACCACCCTGCTTCTCCAGAGCTCAGGAATGGAGAATCAAGAGAAGTCCGACCCGCAAGTGATCACGAAGCGGTGCCTTGGCTCCTGGCGCGAGGTCTTGGTCATCCGCGCCGGTCAGAAGTTCGAAGAATCAACGGACTTGATGGGCTACCTCTTCCAACCGAAGCAACCCGAGTGCTGGGAATTCGCGGGCGAACTGGTGCCGCGACCGCTCAGCGACGAGCTGCACCTCGACGTGAACCGCGAACCGATGCGTCTTGATTTGCTGACGCGCGGTCGAAATGGTGAAACCCGGTCTACCCTTGGCATCATCAAATTCGATGGGGATTGCCTCATTTGGGTGACAAGTCCCAATGGTGAACGGCCCAAAGAGTTCAATTCGACGCCGGCAAACAACTACCTGCTACGTGTTCTCAAGCGCTGCCAGTATCTCGATCAAGTTACCACCGTTAAGGACTAGACCGTACGAAGCGCTATGGGTTTCGCTGCTCAAGCCGCCGCCAACCAGCCAGCTGGAAGAAGCCGATGGACGACGGCCGGCTGCTAATTCTGTTGCACTTCCCGACAGAATCACAGGCGGGATCACGGCCGAATTGTCCGAAACCCGCAACCACCTTGTAGCAGCCGTCGCCGAGCAAATCCTGGTCGCCGACCCCAGTCCAGTCAGCCAAGGGCGGAACGATTCGTCCGGGAACTGCTGACTTGGGGCAAGTCCCTCGGGATGCTGGCGAGCGAAATGAATGAGCACCTGATTGCCGGAGGAGCAAGGCCGATAGACCTGCACAGAGCGACCGACCGAGCCGGCCAGCCAGTCGGAGCCGGTCTGGAGCAGGTCGGCCATCGTTGCCTCACTGACTGAGCCGGACCTGGACGGTCGCGTCGGCGGCGGCAGCGGCGCGGACCACCTTGCCGATCTGCTTGTTGCCGGCAGCCACGTTGGTTGCGACGTTGACGGCGTCGTCCCAGTACACGATGGTCCCGACCGGCAGCGCCACGGCGGCGACCTTGGCGAAGTCGAAGACGCCGCACACGGCCAGCGCCCCGAGCTTGTTCGCCTTGATGTCCAGCTTGGCCACGCCGATCAGGTCCACTTGCACCACCACGTCGCCTGCGGCCACGTCCGCCGCCGGGGTGTAGTCGATGGACCCGCCTTCGTGAACGTAAACGGCCTGTGCCATTGCTCAGTCTCCTGTCGTTGGGTTCGTTAGGCCCCGGCGCTCTTGACCGTCGCCCGGAAGTCCTGCATGGCGACGCCGAAGTCGAAGTAGCCGCGCCACTTCATGCCCAGGGTGTCGAAGTCGGTCTCGCCCGATTCGATGGTCGGGGTCCGCTGCCCGCGCAGGTAGGCGATCTCCATCGCCGCCACGTCGGCCGGGTTGGCGAACAGATACCACGCCGTGGCACTGCTGCCGGGCAGGCCCTGCGAGTTCAGGTACGGCGAAGCCAGCGGAATCCACTTGCCCGCGTGCGGGTTGTTGGCCGGCTTGGGCGGACCAGTGAACTCGTTGATGCGCGTCTCGGTCATGAGCTGCTGGGCGACGACCTTGAGGGCCGACGGCACGAGCAGGATGGCCGGCGAGATCAAAATCGGCTTGCCGTCCTTGTCGGTCTGGTCCATGAACAACTGCTCGGCCAACGTCAGCGAGGTGATCTGCAGCGCCGAGGTCGCCCCGGAGAGGAAGTTCTTGTTGGCCGCGCTGTAGAAGCCTCCGGGGTTGGAGAGCAGCAACGTGAACACCGCCGACTCAACGGCCAGGGCCGATTGCCGGCCGAGGATGCGCGGGATTTGCAGGAACGCTCCGAGATCGTCGTTGATGATCATCTGCCGGGTCAGCGCGATCATCTTGCCGTAGGTGTCGATCTGGTTCGTGTAGGCTTCTTCGGTGAGCTGGGCGTGCTTCAACTCGCCGTCGGGGCCGACCTTCTCGAACGTTCCCTGGCCGGTCATGCGATAGCGCGTCACTTGCTTGAAGTCATTCACGTCGGTCTGGGCGCAGATGCGGCCCGCAATGCTCTCAACGGCGCTGTAGGCTTCCAGCAACGCCTTATTGGCCACGTTCGAGAGGATGCCCGACAGGCTGATCGTGGAGAAGCCGCCCCCGGCCGCCCGCAGGGTGCGGTCGGACTCGAAGGCCGTGCGAATGGTGTCGTCATTCATGCGGCCCGGCCGGGCGTGCCCGCCGGCGGCGTGGATGACGTGGTAAAACAACTCGTGCAGCCCCATGCCGCGCAGGTCGCGGGACCGGGCGGCCTCGACCGCCTGCTCGCCGTACCAGCCGACCACCTTGGCCTCGGGCATCCGCACCGACAGGCACAGGGCGGCTTCGATGGCCTGGGCAGTGGGCGCTTTACCGCCTGCCTGAATCGCCGGAACCTGGGGCCGGGAAATGCGGAGCACTTCCAATTCGGCGCGGGTCGCGTCCCAGCCTTCCTCGATGGCTTTGGCCTCGATGTCGCCATGCTTACCGCAGACTTTGCGGATCGCCGTGATCCGCTTCGCTTCGGCTGCCGCCTCGGCGCGGATCGTTGCAGCGGGATTGGGTTCGTCCCCTTCGGTCGGCGTCGGTGCCGGCTTGCCGGCCTGAGCGTCGAAGATCATCCGCAGGCACTTGGTCTGCTGTTCGTTCAGCGTGTCCACGGCAAAACCCTGCGACTCGGCCCACTGTGCAAAGTCCATGTCATTGCTCTCCTTCGATTCGCTGGCGGCGATCTGCGCGGACGTGTTCTCGTCCGCGCCGAGCACCACGAAGCTGATCTCACCCAGCGTGGCCCGCCGGGCGATGTTGACGGGACCGGGGAACTCCCGGCCGTTGGCCTGCGAGGTCTTTCCCTCGGGCACGAACTCGACCTGCTCGGCCCGCGCCCCGATGGACGCTTGCCACGAGAAGCCCCTGTCGTTGAGGGCGACCACTTGCTTGGCTTTCGGTGAGTCGCCCATGACCTGGCCGGCGACGACGAGCTGATCGTTCATCACCGCGATGGAGTCGGTCTGCCCCATCACGAAGTCCACATCGCGGGTGTGGTCGAGCAGGATCGGCCGCCGTTGCTTGCCGACTTGCAGCCCTTGCAGATCAACGACCACCGGAAAGCGCCAGCCGGCCAGTTGCATGGCCCCGCCGGTGTAGGCGGTCATGGTGAAGCGGCGCAGCTTCTGGGCATCGCCCTCGGCCGCTTCCAGCTCGACCGACGCCGCCAACAAGTTCAGCGACCGGTTGTCAGGCGGCTTGTTCTTCGAGTTCGGCTTCGTCATCGACGGGTTCCTCTTCGCTCTGGTCTGCCGGTGTCGGCTGGGTCTGCGCCGGCGTCAGCCCCAGCTCCTGCATGAGCGCGAGTTCCTTGGCCCGCTGGCGCAGGGCCTCCTCCCAGTCCCGTCCTTGGCGAGCGTACTCGTGCGCCAGAGTCGTCGTGTGATTGGCCAGGCGGGTCGCCTGCGCGGAGGCTTCCTTGGCCGGATCGACGTGCTCGTGCCCGTCCCAGAACCATTGGTGGGACCAGTCGCCGATGGGACCCAAGCCGGCGGGCAGGAGGCCTGGAATCAACGCCGCCTCGTCGAACCAGGCCGCGAGGATGCGGTCGAGAATGACGCATTCCAGGTGCGACTGATCGACGCGGATCGCCTTGAAGTAGGTCTGGTGGTCGAGCCGGCCGGAGGCGTAGTTGTAGCCAGACGAGTTCTCCGCCGCGACGTTGAAAGGCATATTCAGGCAGCGGGCAATCTCGTTCAGGATCTCTTTCTTGAACTCGGCGTAGGTCGTCGAAGGCTGCTCGGCCTGAAGCTGGCTCATCTTCCAGCCGCCGGGCATGGTGACCAGCGCCCGTTGTTCCAGCTCGATTGGCTCGAACGGCTCGGCCGCTTCCGACTCGCCGCCGGCGGGCGCGTCGGAGTAGAGGATGCCGGCAAAGTCAGCGGCCGTTTCCGCCGCCGCGATCACCGCCAACGTGAATCGCCGCAACTGGTCGAACAGCGGCAGGGCCGGCAGGATATCGGGTACGACCCGGGCCTGCCCCGGTCGGTCGCTGCGATACCAGTGCAGCACGGCATCCGCCGGGACGCGGTCGTACTCGCGCACGGCCCGGTAGCCCTCGCCGGGGTGGTCTTTGAGGACGTGGTACTCGACCGGGTTGCCCGCCGCGTCGAAGACGATCCCATCCACCGCGTTGGTCGCAATTGCGCTGGCATCAGGGGTGCAGACTCGGTCGGCCTCGACCAGCCGCAGGTCGAGCTGCACTGGCGTGGCCAGACGCGGGTTGCTGGTCAAAACGGCGAAGGCTTCGCCATCGGTGGCCCGCGCCATGCGGAGAGTGCGGAGCTTCTCCGGCAGACTGATCGTCTTGGCCCAGGCCATGAATTCCCGTTCGATGCGAGTGTTGGCCTCGCTATCCTCAGTGAGAAGTTGCAGGCGCGGCCCCGTGCCGACCACGTCGTTCGCGAGGGTCAGCACGATCCCCTTGGCGTAGCTGTTGTTGGCCGTCTCATAGCGGGCACGATTCCGCAAGACCCGTCGCACCTCGGCGCTGTTGGCAGCGTTGGCGGACAGCCCGTCGGCGTTGGCCCAATGGCGGCGGTTGTCCTCGGTCGAAGCCGCCGCGTCGTAACGGCCGCGAACGATGCGAACCACCCCGGCCGCGACTTGGTCGCGTCGGCGTGGTGCCCCAGAGGTTGGCCAGCCAGCGGAACATTCAGTCGGCTCCCGGCGGAACGATTTTGGTGAAACGCAGGCCGCGACGCGGCTTCTTCACGGCGTCCTTGGACGCGAGGTAGCGGTCGGCCTCGATCTGTTCGGCGAGCTTGTGCTGCTCGACCGAGCCGGCGTCGCCAGAGGCCTTGGCCGGCCCCTCGGCGTTCTTGTGGATCTCGTCTTCGAGGTCGTCGGCCATAAACGGCACTCCTGGAAAAGGGCCAACTGTGTCCC